CCGTAAGCTCCTGCAGTCCCAGGGTCCTCAACTTCTCTCGAAGATCCAAGAGGTTCAAGGTAAGCAAGATTGCAACAACTGCAACGTACCCCTTCTCAAGATGCCCGACGTGTACTAAGTGAGAAAAATCCCCAAAAAAACTTTAAAACCATCCTATAGAATGTCAACATGTTCCATATGTCTCAGTGAAGTCCGGTGCACGAGGAAAAATCCTCCAGCCCGGTGTGGACATATGTTTCATTCCCACTGTCTACAGGAGTGGAAAGACCAAGGTAAGAATTCATGCCCAATTTGTCGAAAAATTATAGATGGTACACAGTTTAAAATTACTGTCACAGTACAGAACAATTACACAGGAACGGCGAATTCTGCGTCCTTGAATGAGGATTCTATATTTAACGTCCTAGACCTATTTGACATCAATTTTGATGTAGACGAAGTACCCGACCTAGATAGTATTTTAGCGGACCTTGGGGTGAGTCTGTCCGACTTTGATTCCAGTATCCTTGACGCAGAATGAACTACAATACTTTTCGTAGTTTAGACCTGGATAGTCCCTCGAAGCCTTCCGAGGGTCAGTGATGGCCTTACCTTTAGCATCAGTCAGAAGTGGACCAGTAGCCCAACCACGCTTGTGACTGAAGACATTGGCCCTAAATAGTACACGCTTACCAACATTGAACGGACCCCCTTTCTTTACCCGTGATTCAGGAACCTTGAAGAACTTGGCGACAGCTTTCATGGTGTCCCCAGGTTTGATTTTATACTCCACCACACCATGTTGTTTGTAGAAGTGGAAATCCCCTTGTCGGATATAGTTCATGGGCCTCCCAGGAGAAACAAACATCATAACCTTGAAATACCCTTTTTTGCATTTCTCATCGGCACCCGCCCTGTAAATCTTTTTGGGGTTGTCAGAAATAACGCGACCAGGGAGACCAGTACAGTGGGTATAATTATGCTTTCCACTCGAAAGTCCAGAACGATCACCTGGGATGGACTTTTGCCACCTATATGCTTCATAGTCCCCAACCGCATACGCATAGCAATTATTGTTTCCAATACCCTTTGGTGTAGACCACCGCCTGTTTGTATACCTACTCTCTGAGCCACTCAGGGGAAGAGGACTCATTTGTAGTTAACCTAGAAAAAAATATCCACATGTAATAAATGATTCAAGAGGTTGCCAAAGCTAAGTCCAGGTCCGAGATCCTCACCGAGATCCTCACCTTTATGCTCGTTGTGCTCATCAGCACATTCCTTCTCCGCGTCGTGTGGAACCGCTCCCTCGTGAAGCACATCTCCGTGCTCAAGCCCATCAACAACTTGCTTGATGCGTTCATCCTTGCTCTCTCCCTCCAGATTGTGCGTGGTATCTAAATAGATTCCATATTTCATTATTGATAAGTTGAAACACCAATCATATCAGTAACAAAAATCTCAGAGTATAGTAATAAAAACGATGGCTGCCATAGCTGTCGGTTTCGGAGCGATGTTATGTATTTCATCTAGTGTGGCCGCTATGATGATGGGTGGTGAGGATGATTCATCAGGAGCTGGAGCTGGAACCGGTGCGGGTCCAACTCTTCCTGAAGCTACATACGTTCGAGTAGCGAAGACCGAAGATATCACTGATTGGAATCAGAGATATATAAATTTACACGAAGTAAGCGTCTTTGATGAGGCCGGTACCAATGTAGCCCTTAATAAGGGTGTTATTATGAAGGACATGGGAAACCCTGATTATGTCGCTAGTCTCCCTCAGCTAGTTGACGGTGACGATTTAACTGGTGGGAACATAGGTGGACCAATTCACGATAATTCTCAGCCTCAAAAACAGTGGTTGCAAATTGAACTCGTCAACCCAACAAATATTAAATCCGTAAGACTGCATGATAGACCACAATATGGAAGTCGTCTCGTTGGAATTAAAGTTCAGTTATTAGATGAAAATCAGAGTATAATGACTGAATATACGACACCTGCTCTCACACTTGCAAATTCTGAAGCTGGTTTAATTCATTCCTATGATTTCGCGACAAAAACATGGACACATTCTTAATACTATATATTTAATTATTGATAAGTTGAAACACCAATCATATCAGTAACAAATATCTCAGAGTATAGTAATAAATAACGATGGCTGCAGTACCAATGTTAGCCGGTGTCGGTCTTATGATGGTATGCTGTTCTTCAAGTTCAGCCGCAATGATGATGGGTGGTGAGGAAAAGGAAGGCTCAGCCACAGGAGTGGGAGCCGATGACGCAGACGAAACTTTCACTATTCCCACAGAAGCTGATTCCTTAGCGGAATGCTATGGTGCGAGGTACTGGGATCTTCGTGCTGCATTTGGCACTGATAAAGCGGCACTTGGTGGGCACTATACAACAAACGGTGGAACAACTGAGGGTCGTTCCAATTCCTGTACTCTCTCAGATGAAGAGGCACAATGCTACCTCGACCGCTACCCAGCGGTACAAGCATATGCGGGTACTAATCTCAAATTAGCACGTAAACATTATTATGAGGTTGGTATGGGTGAAAATAAGGATTTCGTGTGTCCACCTGGTGTGACGGAGCTTAAGTGTTATGGTGAGAGGTACACAGATTTACAAAATGCTTTTGGTACCGATTATGAAGCACGTTCAACAGCCTCCACACTTTACAAACTTGGTCAGCATTGGAGCGCCCACGGAAAAGGTGAAAATAGAGACTATTCATGCCCTTAAACTCCCGTATTTCATTATTGATAAGTTGATACAATCAACTCTTGAATAATAAATGATTTAAACTTCGTTGTATCCAACGATTTTCTCCCCGTTAGGACCCTTGAGGGTGGGGAAAGCGGTCATACCGTCGCATCCACCCTTTTCGCAATCGACGAATACATGGGGCTTACCAGCCTTCTTCATGTAATCCAACTGCTTGACTGTCCACCCACACCCCTTGGTTCCGTAAATGGTCCACTTTTTACCACCACCAGCAACAGTGGGAGATGTCTTTTTGGTCCTGTAGAGTAAGAACGCAACGAGGATGATTGCCACGGCGACTACAATCGTTGAGCGCTGCATTTATTATGGACTGAGATTTAATTTTCACAGTTTTTTAGCAAGTTCGGCGAGTGGAATATAGTTATTGGGATTGTTATTAGGGGTTATGGGTTTCGCGATACCAGGTCTCCTCATCCCAGGTCTAGGTTTCGTTTTCTTCACTTGACCAGCTTTCATGACAGCAATCGCACGTGCCATGGCATTCTTTGGATTTACTGGTGTCTTTGGTTTGGGGGGTGCAACCTTATTTGGGGGTTTGGGTTTAGGTGCAACCTTTTTAAGGACTTCATCGAGTTTAGACTCACCTGTGAAGAATGGTCTAGATAAGACCTTTTCAAAATCGGGTAAAACCTTACTGTGTTCAGCATTCATGTTTCCTCGAATTCGGTAGTTTTTTACACGGTTGGTTTTCATATTACGATACGACTCTGGATAAAGGGATTTAATGAAATTATGTATTTGTCTTTCTTCCTTATCACCTGGGTATTTAACCATCTGAAATACACTAATCAGGAATGTACTTAAATCATAGAGGGGGTGTGAGTTCCTAGAGATTCCTATATTTCTGTACTTGTTTGTATTAATCTCAGGATTCTTGATACGAGGCCACACCGAATATCCAAAATCAATCATCACAGCTTCCACACCACCATTTGATACTTGATACTTTTTACCTTTCAGTTTAATCTCAATATCCTTTTTGGGGACAGATTTGACCAATATGTTATTTGTATGAAGATCGTGATGTCTAAATCCTGGGTACTTCTGTTGGATTTTGTAGAGAGTGTAAATAATCTGCACCATTGCTGATTTCATGGCTTCCATTGTAGGTTGTGTTTTCCACCAATCGTAGAATGTCTTACCATCTACGTATTCAGTGTAGAGAATAGACTTACCATCACACTCCTTATACAAATACACTTTAGGAACTCCAAATTCTTCGAGTTTTTTTGCGATGGTATATTCCATTTTAGCAGATGGATCACGGGTTTCTTTGTAAGCTATATACTTTTTACACTTATTGTCTATACATCCACGATATACTATACCGTATTTACCCCGACTAACTTCAGTAGAACCCTTCATCATGGAACCATTAAACTTTTCCATCCATAGTTCAGATTTTGGTGAACAAGCCTTCTTACCCCTGAGTATTTTCTTTAGGATAGTGTTCATACTTATAATTGAAATATATTTTTATTCTATTTTGTCAAATACTTTAGAAAATCTTTTGAAATTCAAAGTATTTGAAAAAATAAAAAGTTTTTAATTTTTTATTTATAATTTATATTTTTACTCATCAACTTCCTCAATCTCATCCTCAACTTCAACATCAACCTCATCATCGGGTAGGTTCACACCTTGGAAGGCAAATGAGGGAAGCTTTTCCGACTGCTCAAAGAGCGCCTGTTGGAGACGGATGGTCACACCAAACTTGTTATCGATGAACCAAATCTGGTTGAGGTCAACAATAGCCATAGCCTTCTGTCCCTTCTCGATACTGTCGAGGGGGACAGCTTGCTTCTGCATAGAGTATGACTCAGGTACAAATGTACCGTCAGGCTTGGCGAGAATCTTCAGCTTGATAGTGGATGGGTACTGCTCCTTACCAGGGCGAACCATTGGCTTGTAGAGAGCCTGTTTGAGAACCTCAACATTGAAAGACTTACCGAGCCACTCCTCCGAGTTCTCAGCCACCTTGTTTACGATGATATCATCGAGTTCCTTGAGCTTCTCGTGAAGCGCCATAGCCTCAGCATTATCGGGGTCAAATGAAAGGTCGAGGGAGTATGATGTACGTCCAGTAGCCTCATCAGTAAACGCACTCATACCATAAGGTGAGCGCATGAAGGGGAATTGGAGGTAGAGTTTTTTGTTGTCGCCGGCGTTCAGGTAGACGGCCTTGCCGCCATTTTTGTTCTTGCGAAGTTTTGAAAACTGCACGTTGGCAGCGGAGAATTCGGTGGATTGCTGGATAGTGAGCGACATTGTTTGTAGTGGGTTATATTTATATTAGGCGGCTTGCCTTTAAGTCATGATCCATCGGTTAATAAATTTTCCAACTTTATATTCATATTTCGCTTTATCACCATCGGGAATTGGGGGGGTGGTCATCACAAGGTCAGCTCCATTGTAAAATTGAACCACAGACTTATGGATTTGGGGACGAGTTCTGGGATCAATGCGGTTAATGACAACAATCTTAGCTACTTCCTTTTCGCCACCAAGATCAAGATCTAAAAATTGACCGGCAGGGGCACCATCGGCGCTATGAGCCGTGTTTGTTAAATCACCATCATTGGCATTTGCGGCCGCCCAGTCGGGGTGCTGGGTGGTACTTAATGCAGCTGTACCTGTAAGAGCGATATTAGTACCAGCTTTATCAAATACTTGTATTTCGGCTATGTGTAAGTTATCAGTACCGAAGTTTTGGAGGCGAATCTTAGTCGTCTTTACGGGTGTACCATCAGTGTTAGTGGTCATGAAGGCATTAGTTTTAGGATCATACTCAATAAGGTGAGAAGAACCATCAGTCCATGTTGGAATAGCCTTTGTCGCAACACTGGTGGTACCATTAAGAACTTCGATATTGACACCACCCACTTCCGCAGTTCTAGCATCCGTACGTGATAAGACCTGGATACGCTTAATCTTCTTTGCGGCGCTAAACTTGAATTCGATGAATGTGTCAGTATCACTGTTCAAGCTGTGGAATGGGGCATGCATTAAATCAAGGTTTGTGAGTCGTTCAACCCCACCCCAATTTGGTTCAGTTGCACTTGAAGTGACAGTCACACTCCCATCGTGACTGATGAGTTTATCAGTTTCATCATATATCACGACTTCAGATATCATGAGAGGACCGTCGGTGCGTGTAAGCTTGACTGTGTCAGCTTCTACATAGTTAATAACAGGCGCTCCTACTCCTGCTCCACCTAAAGAATCATCACCACCACCACCACCCCTCATCATCATAGCCGCACTTGAAGAACAACATACCACCATAAGACCGACACCGGCTATCATTGGCATAGACATTATTTGTTTAATATACCTGTACATTTTTTTCTCAACATATATCAAAACAAATCATGGGTGGTCTCGGACTATTTAAAGATTGTGGATGTGGATGTGGTGGTCAGAAGCAGGAGGATAAGTTGATCATCTCCATCATCTCTGGTCTCACATTTTTCATCGTTGCGAACCCTGAGACTTTCCGTCTGGTCAGGCGGGTCCTCGGGTCGTGGATTGCGACCCCTACTGGGTGCCCCTCAACCCTGGGTCTGCTGGTGCACACTCTCGTGTTCATCCTCGTCGTATGGGGTATGATGAACATCAAGAAGCAAGGTGGTGGTGGCTGTGGTGGTAAAAAGAAGAAGGGGTGTGGGTGTGGTGGTGCCAAGAAGGGAACGAAGGTTGTTGTTGAAGCCCCAGTTCCTATGGAGGAGGCCCCCGACCCAAGACCCGAATTTGCCGAGCGTACCATCGAGGTTGTCGACAGTGGTCGTATCCTCGAACCCGCGCCTATAGATTCCGAAGGCACCCTTTTCAAGTAAATTAATTCATGCATTTTCCAGTCAATTTGGATAAATTGATA